TGAAAGGAACGTAAAGAGTGCGGCTGAGGACAATACATCGAACCTTTACAAATTAGTTCAAAGACCGAACCCGTCGCAAGGTGCTGATTCTTTTTGGGAGGGGGTGTTTTCTTTTTATGCCTTAAAAGGCGAAGCGTTTATTTGGCTTAACAGGGGCGGTATTGAAGGCGGCGAACCTATTGAAATGTATTATATCGCACCTGAATTGATGACGGCGGTTCCCGATCCTGAGGATATGTACGGCGTGAAATATTGGATTCTTAACGCAAACGGTGCATTGATACCTATTCAGAAAGATGATATTATACATTGGAAAACATTTAATCCGGATTTTGATCTGGGAACGGGTTCGCATTTGAGGGGTATGTCGCCTTTGTTACCTGCCACACGTAGGCTGCAACAGGATAACGATTCAATGGATTCAGCGGTTGCCATGTTTCAAAATGGAGGTGCAAAGGGGGTACTTTTTAATAAAGACTATGTAGACTTAACACCTGAGCAAAGAAGCCAATTAGATCACGTGATGCTTACGAAGGTTAACAACAAAGAGGTTAAGGCATCCGTCGCAGCATTGCAAGGCGAATGGGGGTATTTGGATTTAGGTTTGAGTGGTGTGGATATGCAACTGTTAGGCTCGCAAGAATTAGCCTTAAAACGTCTTTGCGCTATGTTCGGAGTGCCTTATGAGTTGTTCCAATCGGACACCACATTTGCTAATAAGGAAATGGCAATGAAGAGTTTTATTGTCAATACCATTCAGCCGATGTGCCGGAGTTTAGCAGATGAGTTAAACCGTGTGCTTATCCCTTCTTTCAAAGGCGGCTATTATTTAGAGTTTGATTTTTCAAGTGTTCCTGAATTGCAAAATGACTTAACCAAATTAGGTGCAACGTATCAAGCCATGTTTGACCGTGGTGCAATTACTTTGAATGAATATCGTAAGTTGATGGGCTTTGATGAAACAACAAACCCCGATCACAACAACTATTTCATAAGTGGTAACTATGCACCTTTGACCGACTTAAATATTCCGAATGAACCTAATTTGGGAACGGACGGGCTTTAACTTTGTTTTGTTCAAAGAGGGCAAAATGTACGTTAATTTCCCTGCAATGGCTTTCTATTATTCGATGCAAAGATGGAACATGAATTAAAGAAATATAGCGAAATGATTGCAAAGAGGGTGTATCCTGAAGGAGACAAAGAAAAGAAGTGTATTGATAAGTTTGTCCTTATGAAAATGAAGCGGTCGGCCCTCTCAAAACAAATAATACAACTGTGTAATGAATCAAAGGCAAAGGAGACAGTACTGGATACGCCAACGGAATCAAACAGTCCGACTGATAAACAAATGGAAAGCGAAGTTTGAAAGGGCTTTACAGATTGAATTAAGACTTTTAGCGGACGCCGTAGAACGTGGTGAAGGTCGTAACTTTGCGAACACACGTATATTTTCAGATGCTATTTTCTCGGTATTACAGGCACTTTACAAAGAAATTGCGGTATCGTATGCGAAAACCAACTACGATACTCTACGGCGTGAAAAGTTACTTTTAAATAGTAATGAGGAATGGTTCCGGGTTATCTTAGAGTATTTAGGGCAGAATTTCTACAATAACGGCACGTTTGCAATAGTCAAAACAAATCAGAAACTATTTAACTCCATACTTGACAAATCTATTCAGGAGGGTTGGGGCGTTGATGAAACGGTACGCTATATTTTGAACGATGAAAGACTTGGCGTTATTACGGCAAATAGGGCTGAAATGATTGCAAGGACTGAAACGGGGAAGGCTATTCACGCCGGGACTTACGTTGGTGCTGATAGGTCACCGTTCCTAAAAGAAAAGATGTGGATTTCGGCAAGGGATAACCGTACAAGGGGTAACCCGATGAACGATAGAACCCCTCAGGACTTTGCAAAGAAGAATCCCGATCATTACTACATGGACGGGCAAACGGTTGATTTCAATGCCAAGTTTGTGGACCCTCGAAGTGGTGCTGAATTAGAACACCCACACGACCCACAGGCACAAGCAAAAGACGTAATTCAATGCAGGTGTACTTATGCCGTAACAAATAAGAGAGATAAAAACGGGCGGTTGATAAGGAAGCCTGAATTTTTAAGTAGTTGACATAAACACACAATCAAATCAAAATTAAATTTCATTTTTGGTTCATGTTTTATCAAGTAAAAAACATATCCGATTCAGTACGTGACGTTGATAGCGTTTCACGTCGTGTTAAAGTAGTTATTTCGCAAACAGGAAGTAAGGACTTTGACAACGATGTAATTGATTCGGGAGCCTATACGAAAACCTTATCCGAAAGAGGTCCAAAAGGTGCAAACCTTATTTGGCATTTGACGGATCATAACCCGTCTTTAAAATCCGCTATTGGTAAGTTTACTGAATTGAATTTGGAGGGGAACGATTTAGTTGGTATTACAGATATTCCGAATACAACTTGGGGAAATGATGTTTTGGAGTTTTACAAGTCCGGGCATATCAATCAGCATTCAATCGGATTTCGTACTGTTAAACAGGAAGCAGCAAAGGATTACAACTTAATCAAAGAGGTTGTACTTTTTGAGGGTTCGGCGGTATTGTGGGGAGCAAATCCAAATACGCCTACCATTGAGGTCGGCAAGTCGCTTGAAGAAAAACAAAAGGAATTAGACAAATTAAACAACGAATTGGGTCTTTTGTCTAAGTCGATTAAAGACGGCAGATTTACAGATGAAAGTTTTGAGTTAATCGAAATTCGTTTCAAACAAGTTCAAGAAAGAATCAGTCAATTATTCAATATACTCACTCAACCCGTCGAAAAGACAGTCGAGCCGAGCGAAGAACTGAAACAAGCAATATTATTACAAACTCTTAAATTTAAACTCTAAATGGCAAATGAATTTACAGATGCTTTGAATCCCCTCGTGGATAGCATCAAAAAGGAAATTAGCGACGTAAACGCTAAAGTTGAAGCACACGTTAACCAACTTAACGAAGATGCAAAAAAGAAAGGTGAAACGCTCGGTGAACTTTCCGAAAAAGTGAACAAAGTACTTGCTGAAGGTAACCGTTTGAAGTCAAACATTGAAGATTCTGCCCGTCGGGATATGAGCCGTCAAGATTTGATGGTTGAACAACTGAAAGGCATCATTTCTGAAAACTTCGATAAGATCAAAAGTGAAACCCCTTTCCAGTCTAAAGATGCAGGTGTAATGACACTTGGCAACAACCTGACAGGAACAAGCCAAATCAGTTATGTTCCAAATTCAAACATGCGCCCGATTCAGTCAAACCCTCGTTTGTACGAATTGTTCCGCATTATCCCTACTGCAACAGGTAACGTAACTTTCCCTCGTGCCACCACAGGCGTAGGCGAAGGATCATTCGGCGCACAAACTGAAGGTAACGCAAAAGTACAGGTTGATTACGATGTAACACAAGTTAACGTAAGTGTTCCGTTCATTGCCGGTTACGCAAAAGTAAGCCGTCAAATGTTGCAAGACCTTCCTTTCCTTCAAGCGTACCTTTCACAGTCACTTATCGAAGATTGGAACAAAGCGGTAAACATTCGTTTCTTAAACAGTATCGCATCCGGTTCTACTGCTTTGAGTACTTCTGAAACCGTTAACGCTACCAAAATGATCGACGCAATTGCACAACACGCTGCATTGGGATTAGGTAACGCAAACTTGATTTTGACCACTCACGCAAGTTGGGCGCGTTTGCTGAAAACTAAGCCTTCTGATTACAGCGTCCCCGGTGGTACAATCATTGCACCCGACGGTTCTGTTCGTTTGGCTGGTATTCCAGTTGTTGCGCACAGTCAAGTTACAAGCGGTAAGTTCTACGCTATGAATACCGATGCTTTTGCAATCGCTCAGGCGTCTGGCTTACAGGTTCGTTCTACAGAAACCGATCAAGATGACTTCGTGAAAAACTTAGTCACTTATCGTGCCGAAGCTCGAATCGAACTTTTGTCTTTCCAACCTACTGCTGCTGTTTACGGCGACATTGGAAGCTAAGAATAAAGATCAAAATAAAAGCCCCTCGATTTGAGGGGTTTTTTTATTACCTTTGTAAAAACTAAAATCATGAATAAAGGATTTATAAAGATTAGCGATGTCCTATATCGCAATGAATGGGAAATGGTATCGGTCTTGTTTAAATATTTTAGACCTGCTCACATTAAATTTAAGCATTGGGAGAATGATGTATGGGTTTTATATGGGGAAAGCGAATTATTTGAAGAATTGAAAGAAGGGGAAAAGGTTCCACAATATGATGCTATTTTTACAACTAAAGATGGTATTGCATCAAGTATAGAATTTAAAAGGGTAAAACCATGAAAGCAATCTGTTTAAACTTAGACCACAGAAAAGATCGTTGGCATCATGCACAGAATGAATTTATTTTACAGGGGTTGCAAGTGGAACGATTTAGTGCCATTGAACACGAAAATCCTTTAACATCTTTCAATCTTTCACAAAAGGCAATACTTGACGGTATAACTGAAAACACATTGGTATTTGAAGATGATGTGTTATTTGTAAGCCATAGATTTAATGAAGTTTTATCTACTGCTCCCGACGATTGGGATGTACTTTATTTTGGCGTTAATGTTTTAGAGTCATTGCAGCACGTTTCCGGGCATTGGTGGCGTTGTCTACATACATGGACCACTCACGCCGTAGCATACACCCCAAAGGCTGCTAAATACATTTCAGAACGGTTTGACCCTTACGGACCGTTTGTTTATGACGACTTTTTAAAGAATCAAATTCAACCCGAATTAAAGGCTTATATTTGTAAACCGTTTATTTGCGTTCAAAGGGAAAGTTATTCGGACTTATGGAAGCAAAACGCATACTATCAATTATTAGAAACTCAAAATAAACTGTTATGAAATTTATCGAAGTAAAAGACCAATGGAACGAAACAATTTTTGTAAACCTTGAATTGGTTTCAGCCGTTAAACCTATCAGTGGTGGCGAACAAACAAAGTTATACTCTAACGGGACTTCAGTTGTTATTAATCACAAATTTGATGAAATTATTGAAGCCATAAAATCATTAGGCAAAAAATAGGAACTATGAATATACTTTGGTCCATTCACTTATATTATCCCAGACACGGGGCGGGTGCTGAATCAATGGCACGAAACATAAACCGGGAACTTGTCAAAAGAGGGCATACGGTTAAAGTGTTATTGAACGATGCCAACAAGCACAAGATTAACACCATGTACGATCATGAGGGCGTAACGGTGTTTCCCCCTGACCCGATGATAATTGATAATTTATTCAGGTGGGCTGACGTTGTTATTTCGCACTTGGATTACAACAAATGGACCTCTTTCCAATGCGCTAAGTACGGAAAGAAAATGATCCACGTTGTCCATAACGACACGCCGTATCCGTCGGTAATTGACTGCCCTTGTGATTTGAAAGTCATTTATAATTCGGAATGGTGCAAAAAGAAACTAAACTACAAATGGCCGTCGATTGTGTTCCCACCTCCTGTAGATGAAAACATTATCATACCTGAAAGAAAAAAGAAGTTTATTGCAATGGTCAATTTGAATGAAAACAAGGGCGCAAGGTTCTTTTATTCAGTTGCAAAGAAATTACCACAGTATAACTTTTTGGCAATAAAGGGAAGTTACGAAAGCCAAATATTATCTGATTTGCCGAATGTAACAACCGTTCCAAATGTATCGGATATAAGAGTTTACTTAAGGGACGTAGCTATTATGATGCAGCCGTCACATTACGAAAGTTGGGGCATGGTAAGCACGGAAGCAATGTTTAACGGCATCCCTGTAATATGCCACCCAACGGACGGGTTAAAGGAGAATGTAGCAAACGGCGGTATTTTCATTGATAGAAAGGACACGGGTAAAATGGCGGCTGAGGTTGACAAGTTAATGAGTGATGAGAAGTACTACGACAAATGGAGCAAAGCAGCAAAAAAAAGAGCAAAAGAATTAGTTCCCAAATGGGATGAATTGATTAACTTTGTTATCGCATAATTTGAACATGGTTTCCCCTGCCGTTTCTACGGTGGGGGTTTTAGTTGACATAACCCCCTTTACCCTTTCAGTTTCGTTTTACCTTTGGTAATTATGAACGAAGTTTTGCAAATCAATATATCGGACGGGAGCGAACCTGTAACGCTGCAACAGGCAAAAGATTTCATTCGGGTAACCTCAGAGGATGACGACGCTATCATTACCGACCTCATAACCGTTGCCAGACAGAAAATAGAGCGTTTTACGGGATTAACCTTAACCGATGCGGATATTACCTTAACGGCAACGCTTGACGGCAAATTTAAACTCCCTTACGGCCCGTTAGATGAAATTGATACGGTTAAGTTTTTAGAAGGTCAGGAAACGGATGGCACAAATGATTGGGAAACATTGGATGCCGATGAATACCAAATCGTTGCGGGGCATTTTATCCCTAAATACAAAGGCACTTACGAAATAACATATTCGGTTACCGGGAACACGGATAAAAGCCTTCTTTACGACCTTAAACGGGTTCTATTATGGCTTTATGAAAACCGGGGTGACGATTCCGATGAAATGCCGAAAGAACTAATGAGTAACGCTAAACACTTGAAAGTATTGTCATGGGTATAGGGGTTGCAAGGAAAGTGAAATTGGTTGTATTGTCCGAACAAACGGGGGCGGATGGTATAGAACCCTTATCAGAAGAAGTGGCGAATATTTGGGCTGAGATTAATTCCGTTTCACAAAACAGGGGATTTAATGACGGCAAAGCCTCTTATGTTACAAGCTATGAATTTTTAATCCGTTACGATTCAAACATAGCATTGAACATTAATACAATGATTGAGTACGGCAATAGATTTTACTCTATTCAATCCATTCAAAGAGGGGATAAGGTAAGGTCCACGTCTAAATTCAGCTTTCAGTTTCAGGACAACCCAGAGGGGAAATACTGGCGTGTAATTGCAAACAGCGAAGATTATGGGTAAGGCGTTTACATTTCAATTTGAGGGCTTAGATAAGGCATTAAGCAAGTTGAAAGACTTGCCAGATGACATTAAAGAAGAAATAAACGAAACGATTGAGGATTCGGCAAAGGAAGTAGTAAAGAAAGCAAAAATACGTGCGCCTAAGTTTGACGGGCAATTACAACAGGCGATAGGGTACGGGCCGATGCAAGGGGGCGTAGGGTTTGAGGTTTTTGCCGCTAAGAATTACGCTGCATTTATGGAGTTTGGAACGGGTCCAAAAGTTAAAGTACCTTCTGAACTTTCAGCCTATGCAGCACAGTTTAAAAATAGTAAGAAAGGCACATTTGAGGATATGGTTAAAAATATTCAAAGGTGGCTTAAAAAGAAAGGCGGCACAGGGGAAAGAAACGAAGCTGTTTTTGTTTCTTTACAGATATTAAGAAATGGACTAAATCCACAACCTTTCTTTTTTAACTCTTATTTTGAAGAAAGAATAAAATTACTTCAAAGAATCAAAAACGTACTTAAGTTAAAATGAAAGATAGTTTAAAAGCTTTGCGTGATTCTTATATGGCTTTGTTGTCCGATGGGATAACATACAACGGGTCTGTTATACCTGTTTACGACCAAGAAGCCGACCCGACGGGCAATGACTTTTATATTGTTTTGTCTACGGCTACGGATGTGCCGATTGAAAACAGGGGTCGGTTTGTGAATGAAACAACTATTGTTATTGATGTAATAACGAGAGTAAACTACACGCTCACAAAACAAACGGAAGTAGTTGACATAATAACGGGCAAAATCTTTCATCTTGTTTTACCTTCGATTGGAACAAGCGGATTGACAGATACGGCGGATTTTCAGATTACGAATGTGAGGAAGGAAAGTAGCGAACATTTGCCGATATTGGATTCAGGAACTAAGAAAATAGTCCGTAGGGTTACACGATTTAGTCAAACATTAATCGAAAAATAAAATGGGACAACTTCAAGGCAAAGACATTAATATTTATGTTCGTGAAAGCGGTACAACTGGAACTTTTTTAAAGTTAGTTTGTGAAACAAGTTCCGGTATTGACATTGCAACGAACACCACTACCACCGTTACAAAGTGCGCTTCGTACACTTCAACAAGTGAGCCAACGGTGACCCTTAACGTGGACGGCGTTGTGGAAAGTTCGCCAACGGGAAGCGAAATATCATTTGAACAGTTGCTTTCTTACATTGTTAACGGAACTCTTGTTGATGTGAAATACGAAAGCCCAACATCAAGCGGAACGGATTTTTATGTAGCTGGAACGGCTTATTTAACGGCGTTAAGCCTTACGGCCCCTGCTGAAGGTTTGGCATCCTTTACAGGCACTATTACGATTACAGGCACAGTAGACATTACTGCATAAATCGGTTGTTATTTTTTCATGGTTTTAGCCCCCGGTGTTTCTACATTGGGGGTTTTTTGTATATTTGTAGAAAATTAAAACTATGGTAACAATCAATTTCTTTTTAAGCACGTTTGAAGGTGTTGTCAATTACGACACATTAAACATTAATGTAATTACTCATAAATTAAACAGCTACGGTTTAGCCGACAAGGTTTTTTTATTGGCACTTGACGACGGGTATGAATTGGAGTTAATAGTTACAGAAAATTACGGTACTATGTGTTATTTTATTGAAGGTTATATTCAGGAAATGATGTCAAATGATTTAACTATTTCTTTGCACGAATACGACAGTTATGAGGAAGCCTACAAAGTGGCATTAGACATGAAAGAAGAAAGTCCGCTTTGTTACGGCAAATAATAGGTTTTGTTTGGTAAAGCCCCGTCTGATCAACGGGGCTTTTTTTATTTAAAAGTTTTTTATTTCAAATCTTTTTGTATCTTTGTTTTCCATATTTCTTATTATTTTCTCAACCCTCCGTTTTTACGGGGGGTTCTGTTTTTAGTTGACATAACCTTTACAATCCGCTTATCTATACGCTACCTTTGAACCTATGATTAAAATAAACAACAAAGAAGTTTCTTTACGTTTCGGGATGTTATCGGTTGAAATCTTTTTGGGTAAAATATCCGATGACGACGTGCAACTTTCTTTACTTTCAAGTTACGGGGTTGCATCAATGATTTACGGCGGTATGGTTAACTTTTACAAAGTGGAAGGAAAGCCAAACCCTTTGACCTTTAAAGAGATTTACGACTATGTAGAGGACTCTTTAATGAAAGGCGAAAACGTCGAGGACATTCAAAAGGTGGTAGCGGAGTTTGAAAGCAGTCAGCCTTTGAAGCGGAAAACGGAAACAATCGAACAAGCCGTCGAAGAAAAAAAAAGCCTGATTTTGAACAGCAACGAATAACTGCGTTTGAAGCTGGGTTGAAGCCCGATGAGTATGATTGGATGCTACCAAAGGATTTTGTGTTATTCATTGAGGGTTACAATCACAGGGTATTAACGCAGCATGATATAGCGAGGCGACAGGCTTATTTTGCGATTGCACCACATTTGAAGCAAGGTGTTACGATGCAGCAGTTTTTCAGAGATTCATGGCCCTTGCCAACAGACAAGTTAAAAATAAGCGAATCGTTACGTGAAAAATACGAAAGGTTAAAAAATGGAAGAAGGTCTTAAACTCAAAATATCGGCTGATTTAGGGCAAACCATTGCGGCACTTCGCGAAATGCAAAGAGAGGTTGCAAAAACAGGTGCGGGTGCAACTAAGTTAGGCGACGGCGTGACGGGTGCATCGAATAAGATGCCACAGTTGGCAAAAAGTACAGGTCAAGCAACTGCTGCAATTACAAACTTCGGAAGGGTTGCATCGGATGCACCGTTTGGGCTTATTGGTATAGCAAACAACATTGATCCTTTAATTCAATCTTTCGTATATCTAAAAAAAGAAACAGGTGGCGCAAAGGGCGCATTATCTGCATTAGGTCAATCTTTATTAGGCGGCGGTGGTCTTATTTTGGCGGTTTCTCTTCTAACTTCAGCCATGCAATTTGCGGAGGTCGGGTTAAGTAGGTGGGGCATAACGGCAAAGAAAACAAAAGAGGATACTAATTCGCTCAATAATGAGATGTCGGAGATGGTCCGCAGCCTTTCCAAACAAAAGGAAGAGTTTAACGCTTATTTGTCTATTGCAAAGGATGTAAGCAAATCCGATAATGACCGTGAGGCGGCACTTGCTAAGTTAAACAAGATCATTCCTGACCATATAGGGGTATTGACTAAGCAGAACATTGCAACGGCTGAAGGTGCAAGGATAACGGCGGTTTACGTTCAAGCATTGGAAGCAAGGGCAACGGCTGAACTTTACATTAATCGAATAGCGGAAAACAATGTAAAAATCTTTGAAAAAAGGAACGAACAGGAAAGAATTTACGCAGAATTTAACGCAAAGATTCTGCAAAGACAGGCGGCGGCTGCAAGGTTTAGGGCAGCAGGGAAAGAAGAAATTGCGTTAACGATTGACAACGAAATAAACAACTTAATTAAAGAGCGTAACGACCTCTTGAAAACAAATTCGGATGAAATAAAAAATTCAATCCGGGAAAATAACAAGCTAAGAGAATCCTACACAAGTTTATTACCTACTCTTGAAATATTAAACGGTAAAGACGGTGTAGGTGGATTAAGTGATAAGACAAAAGAACAAGTCCGAAATTTAGCGGCTCAAAATGGCGTTATAAATTCAATGCGTGACAACATTGAAACGATGAACAAATTAGAGCAGCAAAGAGTAGAAAATCAAAAGTTACTTTTACAGTTGCAAATGCAAGGTTCCACTTTGTCGGGAACTGGCATGAAGCCTGTTACTGAATTAACTCCAATTCAACAATTATCAATCGTAGGGTCCGACGATGCGAAAAGCAACATTCAAAAGTTAGTTGAAGAATCGAACAAGTTAAACAAGTCTTTTGAGTTAACCGACGAACTTATTAACACAGTCGGTAATGAGTTCGCTAATTTGTTTACAAATATCAGTAAAGACGGCACGAAAGCGTTTGAGGATTTTGCGAAGGCGGTAGCGGAAACCACAACAAGGATTTTGATAAATTATGCGGTTACACAGGCTTTGAAAGCGTTGTTAAATAGCATCTCGGGTGGCGCAGGAACTGCATTAGATTCAACAGGCTTAACACGTGAAGCAGTTAATCAATTAAACCCAGGGGCGGTGTTAAGGGGTTCAGATATTAATCTTTCATCTTTAAGGGCATTGGGTTAATGAGTACTGAAATAAAATATCAAATACTTTTTACAAGCAAGTTAGGACGTAGGATTGACATTCGATTCCTTGACGGTAATATACATGACAATACTATTCAGCTAAAATGTACGGCTGCAAATTTAGCGTATAAAGACGGCGATAGGGATAAGTACGTTCCGATAAGGGGTTCAGAATTAACCATGAAAGTTCTTTGCAATAGTGATTTTACTGCTGAAAACTTTTTGGTTAGTGGTGCATTAGATATGCATGTTCAATTATACGTTAACGACGCTTTACAATGGGAAGGGTATTTAGATTCATCTGGATTGCAAAAGCCTTTGAAAGATGTTAACCATGAAGTACAATTAATAGCAAAAGACGGGCTGCATTATTTGGCGAATAAGCAAATTGAATACGGCACTGGTACTGAATCTTTTTTTAACGGGAGCAGCAAAATTATTGACTATATTGCTAAGTCCTTAAGCTATACA